CGCTGCTCCTTTCGGTGGGTGACTTCATCGCGGTCCTCGATACGTCGTCCTCGGACGCGGTGCTTGGGCGAGCGGCGATCACGGCGATCAGCAACAGCGGCGACAACGCCACGCTGACGCTGGGCACGGCCATCACGGGCATGGCGGCGACGGACAAGATCGTGAAGGCGACGGCGAACGATACCTCGTTCAACGTGGCGATGAACGGTCTCGTCAACATCACGAACCGTGGCGGCAGCTATGCCAGCCTTCACAACATTTCCGCCAGCACCTACAACATTTGGGATGCGACGCGGATGGTGGCGGGGACCGATACGCCGGATGTGAACCAGCCGACCGAGTCGGACATCTGGGATCTCATCCAGCGCATCAACGGGCGCTCGGGCAAGGACGCGATGGCCCGTCCGCAGGACTTCTTCATGCTGACCACGCCGGGTCTCGGCAAGAAGCTGATGGAGTCGATGGTGGCGCAGCGCCGGTTCACCGCTGGCGAGTTCTCCACCACGATCAAGGGCGGCTACAAGGCCGTCGAGATCTGCGGCATCAAGTGCTACCTCGACTACTACGTCCCGGCTGGCACGATCTATCTCCTCCACCTCCCGTCGCTGGCGTGGGTGGACGCGAAGGATTGGGGCTTCGTCGAGTTCGAAGGTGCGGGTCCGTGGCGTTGGATTCAGGGCCGCGATGCCTTCGAGACGACCTACGGCTGGTACGGCAACCTCGCCGCGCTCGCCCGTAATAGCCACGGCATCATCACCGGCTACACGGATACCGTCCGCTACAGCCACGTCGGCTAAGGAAGATCGGGGGTGGTGGGCAACTGCCACCCCCACTTCTTCACCTTTTGAACGGAGACTGACATGAGCGTAGCAAACAGCTTTGCGCCACTGCCGGGACGATTTGGGGTGCTTCCCAATCTGCTCGTTGGTCGGTGCGATGCGGCGATTGGCAATAACACCACGACCACCTACAGCTTTGGTGGGCATCCAGCGGTGTGTCTGATCAACCGAGCGGTCGTATCGGCTGGCACGGTTCCGGCTTCGACGAGCGGGACGATCCTTGGCGTGTTGCAGAAGTACGATGCGTCGGCGGATGCGGCGGTGGCCCTGACGGGCAACGTCGATCTGGAGGCGCTGGTGGCCGACGAAGGCACGGCGGTCGCCCTGCTCACCACGCTGACGGACGCCCAGAAGACGCTGGACATCGGGGACACCGTACGCTTTGTGGTCACGACGAACAACACCGTGACGACGGCAGCGGTCGACCTGTACGTCAACGTCGAACTGCTGGTGCAGGCGTAATGCCATCGCCGGTGGTCTTGAATCACCGGGGCACCCCGGAGCCGTCGTCGGAGATCCAGCGGCGGCTCACGGCGGTGCATCCCCGCCTATCCCTCAAATACGTCGATGGGGCCGATCAGCACTGGGCCATCACGATGCGCTGGGACGAACACGATCCGCGCTGGGGCATGGTGCAGTCGCAGGAACTCGACCCGAATCGCAGCATCGACATCATTGGCTATTTGCCGATGGCGTGTGGCATGGATGAAGCCCCGGCGTATCTGGCCAAAGCGATCCGGCAGTATCCCAAAGCCGATATTCAGGCGCTGACAGACCGCGTCATCGCGTTTAACGAGACGACCCCAATCGCGCAGGCAGTGGACGCAGCGATTGCGGAAGTGCTGGACAACCCCAATCCTGCTGGTACCCCGAAGCGTCGCGGTCGTCCTCCCAAGGCTAAGTAAGGAGTTGTCATGCCCAGCGTGACCGTAGCGGACCTGATTGAACAGACCCGCGAATACATGGATGCAGTCGGGTCCACCCGCTGGACAGATCCGTTTATCAAGACCATTCTCGCGCAAGTCTATGACGAGGAATGGTCGAACATTCTCAACGCCGCCCCGTACTACACGTTTCAGCAGTTGAACGTGACGACCGATGTGAACGGACAGATTCCGTTCTCGGCACTGAATACGGGCAGCGGGGACGCGCAGCGGAACTTCTATCGCATCTTGTCAGTCAGTGACGGCAACGTCCTGTACGACGAGACGCAGTTCCAGTACGTCCCGCTCGCGACCACGACGAACTATCTGCCGACCTACCCGCGCCTGTACTATCTCGTTGGGGAGTCGGTGCAGATCCTGCCCGTCGCGACGGGGACGGCGCTGTACATTGCCGTGAACTACAAGCCCACGGCGCTGAACGACCTGTCCTCTGATACGGTGGCGATCACCTTCCCTGACAACAATCAGGGCATTATCACGGCCAGCGCGGCGGCTAAGTTGCTGCTCAAGGGTGGCGCAGAAGTCGGCGCGGCCAATAACTTCCGGGCGCTGGCCAACGAAGAGCGCCAGTCGATGCTGGACGATCTGCGCCGTCGCACGATCAACCCGACGCGCATGGGGTACCCCGACCAGAAGTATGACTGGAGCGGCGGCTAATGGCGGCAGAACCCGGAGGGGTCCGTCTCTTCGATCAGCAGCCCAAGTTTGACGGGGGGCTGAACGATGTGTCGGATGACGCGACGGTTGCCCCGAATCAGATGCGCCGTGCGGTGAACGGGCGACTGACCGACTACGGGGCGGTAACGAAGCGTGGGGGCACCCAGCGGACGAGTATGTCCGCGCTGGCAGCCGCCCCCGTGCTGAACGGGTACACATGGACCCGCGACAGTGGCACCCCGCAGGTCTTGGCTATCTGCAATGGGGCGCTTCGCACGGCCACCTACGGCACGTTCCCGTTAACGTGGGCATCCCCAACGGGGACACTGGCCACCACCGGAACGCCGAGCTTCGCGCAGTTCCGGGATACGGCAGGCGCGGATGTCGTGTACATCGCGGACGGCGGCTTGCTGAACAAGTGGGACGGCACCACCCTGTCCACGAATCTCACCAACACCGTCGCCGTGACGGAGATCGCGGTCTACAACCAGCGACTATGGGGCGCGGGGAACAGTAGCTTTCCAGACAGCGTGTTCTACTCCGCGCTCGACAACGGGGACACCTTGGGCTACGGCGCAGGGGGCGGGGGCCAGATCATCGTCCGCACGTTTGGCGACGAGCCGGTCGTGGGGTTGGCCGCGATCAACACCTCCTTGCTGATCTTCCACCGACGCGGGATTTCGCGCCTCACGGGCTACGGGCAAGACGATCTGACCGTCGCGCCACAGGCGGTGACTGCCGATGTGGGGACGATTGCGCCCCAGAGCATTGTGGCGTCCGGCAACATTGCCTACTTCGTCACGGAGCGTGGACTGTACCAGTGCAACGAAGCGGAGGTCGCGCCACTTGGGACGCCGACCACGCCAGACCCGTTGCTACCCATTATCCGCCAGTTGACTGCGGCCCAGTTGTCAGCAGTCCGGTCGGTCATCAATCGGGCGACGAAAGAACTGTGGATTACCATTCCCGGCTTTGGCTGCTATCAGTACCATACCGTGCTGCAAGCGTGGTCGGGTCCGTGGGATGGCGGGTATGTGGACCCCGATACGACCTGCCTGTTTGAGACGCTGGACGTGTCCGGATTGCCTGTCATTCTCAAGGGCGATGCCGGCGGCTGGGTGTCGCTATGCGATGCGCCGTATGTGTTCAAGGACAACGTCTTAGGGGATGGGACGGGTGGCGCTCGGTATGCGCTGACCGCCCAGCTCCATCGGTTCTACTTTGGCGATGATGCGCTGGCCAAGTCGTTTCGGTGGGGCTACCTCACCGCCCAGCTCAAAGGGTCCGCCCAGTGCCGTATTGAGTGGAACTCTGGCGCGAACTTTGGCTCGTTCTCGTTGCCGCCATCGACGGACGAAACGTGGGGTGGCGCGGGGACCGTCTGGGGCACGGGCACATGGGGTGGCGCAGGCAGCCAAAGCTACCGAATCCCGATGGGTGGGACTGGCTACTACGTCGACTTTAGTATCATTGATTCAGGGGAAGCGTTGCCGGTCTTCAGCCGGTTTCAAGCAGAAGCGTTCTCGTTAAGCCGGAGATAACATGGCCACGACGGTAGCCCAACATTCTATTGCCACCTTCACGTCGCCCATCAACGGCACTACGCCGATTGACGCGAATAGTGTGCGTGGTAACGACAACACCATTCGGTCGTCCTACAACGACCACGATGCTGACGCGGGGATTCACCTCCAGTCGTCGGCGCTCTCCGCCCGTCCCGTCGCAGGGGATGCGGGGCGCAAGTGGCTGACCAACGATACCGGCGCGGTCCGGCTGTATCTCGACACGGGATCGGCATGGGCGGAGATCAGCTATCTCCCGCTGGCTGGAGGGACCGTCGCTGGCAACGTCAGTGTGACGGGCACGCTGGCCGTGACAGGCGTTTTGACCGCATCCGGTGGCGTCGTCGGCAACATCACGGGCAATGCGGACACCGCCACCAAGCTCTCGTCGTCGCGCACGTTCGCGGTGACGGGCGATGTGACGGGGTCCGTCTCCAGCGATCTCACCACTGGCGCGTCGATTGGCACGACCCTCGCCAGCGGCGTGGTGTCCAACACCAACGTCTCGGCCAGTGCCGCGATTGCGTATAGCAAGTTGGCGCTGACGGGAAGCATCGTGAACGCGGATGTCAGTGCGTCTGCGGCGATTGCCGACACGAAGCTGGCGACCATTAGCACGGCCGGTAAGGTCGCCAACAGCGCGACGACGGCAGTCAGCACGAACACGGCGAACGCCATCGTTGCCCGAGACGCCAGCGGCAACTTCGCGGCGGGCACGATCACGGCGGCGCTGACGGGGAACGCCTCGACCGCGACCACGCTGCAAACGGCGCGGACGATTAACGGCGTCTCGTTTAACGGCTCGGCAGATATCACCGTGGCGGCTGCGGCTGGCACGCTGACGGGCACCACGCTGGCGTCGAACGTCACGGCGTCCAGCCTGACCAGCGTGGGCACGTTGACGAGCTTAGGGGTGACAAACAACATCACCTCGTCAAGCGGCATCATCTCAGCGGGTGCTGATTTCCGACTCTCGGGGTCGTCGTTTACCCGCGTTGCTGACGCTGATTCCGGCGGAGGCTTTGGTGGTGGATACAACTTGATGATTGACGTATCGACCGCCAAACACGATTCAACGGGAAATATCTCCGGATACCATTACAAAACTGGCGGAAGCATTGAGCTGTATACCGGCAGTTCGCAACCGGCAGGGACAACGGCTACGCCAAGACTAACGCTGGACGCGAACGGCAACCTCGGCATAGGCACCACGCCGTCAGAGCGATTGCATGTTGCTGGCAACGTCTTCCGGCAGAACGACCCAACGAACAGCAACGGCTACACGATTGACGTATCAACGACGACCACGCGACTTGCCACGTTGTTCGGGGGATCGTCGTTTGCCATTCGCACCGGGGCCTCTGGAACGGATCGGTTGCTCCTTGACGCCTCCGGCAACCTTGGCGTGGGGACGGGCAGTCCGGGTGCAAGGCTGGATGTAAACGGGAATGCTCGACTGTCCAATGGGACAGGCTTTACGTCAAGCAATGCGCTTGTCCGTCAGCTAGAATCGGTGGCAGGGTCTGCCAACCAGTTTACTATCGGGTCTATCGGATTCTTGACGGGCACGTTTTCCGATCAAGGGCAGATTGTTTTTAGTACCAACAATAGCGGTGGAAACACCGAACGGATGCGGCTCGACAACGCTGGCAACCTCGGTCTTGGCGTGACGCCGAGTGCGTGGAGTGCTGGGTGGAAAGCTCTGCAAGTTGGGAACTGGGGAGCGATTGGCGCAGAAAACTCAACCACGGGCGAATTTTCTCTATTACAGAACGCCTATGGCAGCGCAGCAACATCCTACGTCTATCGCGCAACGTCCGCCGCATCACGATACACGCAGGTAAACGGAATACATTCGTGGTTCACCGCCCCCTCCGGCACCGCTGGCAACGCCATCTCATTTACGCAGCGGATGCTGCTGGATGCCAGCGGACGCCTTTTCCTCGGCTCTGGAGTTACGCAATTCGCTCTTGGCGGGAATGATGCCACCTATCCGAGTGTTGGCGGATCTGGCACAGGAGAACTCATACTTAGCGCAGATGTCACACGCTTCTTTGACAAGCCATCGAGCGTTGAGGTCTTCCGTGTGACTGCTGGCGGCAACCTCGGGATGGGCGTGTCCACGTTCGGCACCGCTGCCGCCAGAGTCATCGGCATCGCCAACGGCACCGCCCCGACCACCTCTCCCGGTGGCATGGGTCAACTCTACGTCGAAGGTGGCGCACTCAAGTACCGTGGATCATCAGGCACCGTCACGACCATCGCTAACGCCTAAGGAGCGCATCACATGAGCACCCCTGTCACCATCTCGACCGCCGTCATCAACTACACGTCGGGCACGACCGACTGTCAGTGCAGCATCGAAGTCGTGGTCCTGTCGATCGGCACCACGTATGTCGGTACGCAAGTCTCGCTGGTCTCGGCGGACCTGCCGCCGGACTGGACCGACGCGCAGCTCTGTGCCGCCGTCGCCGCGAAGCTCAACGTCCCGGTCGAGGACGTCAGCGTGGCTGTCCCGCCGCCGCCGGTGGTGCTGGCGGATGTGGTCCCCCCAGCGGACGAAGAATCCGCGAACGATGGTTCCCTCTAACCCCACGATGTTGTGACGATCTCCGTGACGTTTTCTCCAGAGCAGGCCCGTGCAGCGATTGCCCTCTGCGACATCGCCGTCAAGGCCGGAGGCTTGCCGATTGCCAACGCGGCCTTCACGATTGCTGGCATGATTGAGCAAGCGATCGCGGCAGCGGAAAAGGATGCGCCTCCACTTGCTGCGCCGTAAGCCATGCCCGTGACGCTGCCTCGGCACCCGCTGCGGACCTTCATCGCCCCCGTCAACAATACGACGGGGGTGGTGGATGCCAACATTGTTCGGACCAACGACAACCTGACGGGCGTGGCGTTCAACGCGCATGACCGCGATACGGCGATCCATGTGCAGTCGGGGACGCAAGCAGAACGCCCTGCGTCTGCCACCGAGGGAAGCGTGTGGGTGTCTACGGACACCCGCATCGCCTACATCTACACGGGTGGCGCGTGGGTGCAGATCAGCGGGTGGTTCCAGAACTACCACGGCGCGTTCCACGACAACAACGACCAGACGGCTGGCGCGGCCAACACGGGCACCCTCGTCACGTTCAGTACGTCGGACATCACGAACGGCGTGACGCTGGTGGATAGCTCGAAGATCACGGTGGCCAATGCCGGGACGTACAACGCCCAGTTCAGCGTCCAGCTCGCCAACGCCAATTCGCAGGACCAAGACGTGTGGCTGTGGCTCAAGAAGAACGGAACGAACGTGGCGGACAGTGGTGGGCGCGTGACGGTGGTGAGTAAGCACGGGTCCGTGGACGGCCACCTCATC